CATCTGATCCATATGAATGGTTTGATCCTTTTATTATATCTTCAATCAATGAAATTGCTTGCTGTTCATCAATTTTAATTCCCGCTTCCAAGAGGCTAAATATTTTTTCACAGCTATCAGAATCAGATATATGATATGACTTTGCTTTTTTATCGGCATTGTATGTGTTTACTAAATCCATGAAATTTGAAATAATTTTTTGGTATCTTTGAGGTGAATTACCAACTCTCTTGAATTCAGAAGGCGAGTAAGTCTCGTTTTTTGTAGAGCCATAGAGATCTTTTGCCATATTTAACATCTGATCTGTTAGATTATTGTCGATATAACCACTCGTGGTTATGGCTACAAACAAGTCGATAACATTTCTTTGTTGTCTGAAATATGTTTTATCGCTATTGCCTAAATGGTCTTTTATTTCGTTTATTCTATATTCTATTTCTTGTTCAGATAGTTTAAA